CATGACACCAGACCTAATGGCCTCAATCATTGTGGGAATGTCTTTCCACCAATGGAAATATTCTCCTATTTTATAGATTATGACTGCAGCAGCTATACCAGCTGCGATGAATGGCAATAATGGAGCCAATGCGCTCCAAATTGCCCCTGCAAGCAATATGAATCCTCCAGACGTGCTTATTGCTGTCACTTCAAGACCGAAAAGAGGAAGTAACATGTTTATAAAGTTTAGAGTTGCGGCACTTGCTGCAGGGATGATGGTGGAAGTTAATATTATTCCAAACCCTATTAGTGCAATGCTTGCTATGCCTATTATAATTCCTAACTGAACCCATCCTGGTAATGCAGCCCAACTACTAGATAACCATCCAATTACATTTTTAGCACCATAGGCAAGGTCTGCCAGGGCCATGGTAATGGCATAAATCAATGGAGCAGCAGGTATCAGGAAAGCTCCGAGGAGCTGGCCACCAGCAATAGTTAAGACTTGGACAGCATCATCAAGACTATTGATTTCTTTTGCCATCTGGGTTAAACTACGCTGTTCCAGGACCTGATTGAGTGCAGCTATGATTCCTTTTTTATCTTCTTTATCACCACTCCACAAGCCTGTGGCTTTAAGTGCATCAGCTGTAACTCCAATCTCACTTAGTCGGCGTTCCCATCCTTGGCCCTGGTCTATTAAATCTTTGAGGGCTAGGGCAGAGTCCCGGGCCGATCTTCCTTCCATGGCCATGGCACTAGAAAATACTGCACTGGTTTCTATGAAATCTTTAGCTTCACTTGCATTCAGTTTGTAGATACGGGCCATCTTGGCAACTTCCATGCCGACCTGGTTCATATCTGTTTTGCGGTAGATTGTTTGGAGTCTGGCCATCTCGTTGGTGTACGCGGTTAGTTGTGAGGAGTCCCATCCCATGCCTCTGGCCATTCCTGCGATTTGTCCTTGGGCATTGACTGCACTGTTGGCAACATTCATTATTTGCATGGCTAGGTCCATACCTAATGTGATGGCTAACATTCCTGCTGTAGCCTTTAGCAGGTTCATTGCATTGTTAAGGCCGTGCATCTTTGATTGTGCTGTAGTTGCATTGTTCCCGGCGTTACTGGTTGATTTTGCTGTGTTTTCTAGTTCTTTGCCGGTTTTGCTGGTGGTTTGGCTGAGGTTGTTCATGGTCTGATTCAGACCATCACTATTCTGCTTTAGCTTTGAAACCTCAGAGCTGGATCCACTTGCTCCTTTCTGGAGGCCATTTAATTCAGATTGTAAGGATGCTGCTTTTGATTTAGCACCGCTTAACCCCTGAGTAAAATTGGTAATATCCAGAGTTAGGAATGATTTAATTTCTCGTCCACCGAAAGCCATGATAAAAGACTCCATTAAGTGACTACAAAATAGGGGTTTTTATATACAAAATTTAAATATAATGACTACAAAATAATAATTACAAGAATCAAATCGAAGATGATAAAAATGGGGAATAATATACCAACAAGCGTGAGAATACCCTCTGAATTTAAAGATGATATTGAATTATTAGCAAAACATAGGGGAAAATCTGTCTCTAAAACCATCATCACAGCAATAGAATATTACATAGCTCACGAATATGACCTAATACGCATGTTAAAACTTAAAAAACTTGAAGAGGTATAAAAATGGGGGATTATACAACTAAAAAAAATTTAAAGAAATATTTGAAGAAAAGATTAGGATCTGATTTAGGGGGAGCAAGTAAAGAAATTCGTGAACTCTTTGGAGCAAGCATGATGTCTGTTAGTAAAAACCAAAAAGCAAATTTGTTTGCTCTCCGTTTACGTACAGAAATCAAACCACAACTAGATAATGGGAGTATAACTTCTATTGAACAATTAGATGAAATAATTAATGAACAATTCTCAACCTTACGACAAGTCATGCAATGTCCTCCTCTTAAGATCAAGATTTATAAACCTTCAACCAAAGCAATTGTGTCTGCCCATCGTGGAACTAAAAAAGCCGGAGGAGCTTTAGCAGGGGGATTACTTTTAGGCCCAGTAGGGGCAATTGCAGGGTATGCACTTGCTAGCGGTGATGGGAGCACAACTAAAGAAAGTATCATTAACAACAATAAAACTTTTGAAAATGCTCGTATTGCGATATATGATAATAAACTTCAAATTTACAACAAAATGGTGTGCCATGAAGGCACTATCCTTTTTAATGACATTAACTCCATTGATTGGAATGAAAGAGGTCGTGTATTTCGACTTAAAACAAATGGGTATGGTACTATTGTGATTTCAAGTAAAAACACATCTCTTAATTCTTTGTTTGATGAGTTGATGTTAAAATTCAACGAATTTGAGCCCCAAATATCCAACAAGGAAACTGAAGCCCCCAAACCCAAACTAAGTAATCATGACCCTTTTGACACTCTTAAAAAGCTTCATGAATTACATGTTTCTGGAATACTCACTGAAGAAGAGTATAAATCCAAAAAAGCTCAATTATTAAATCAAATTTGATTATAAATCTAAACTGCTAATTTTTTATAGTTAATGTGAAAGTAAAGTATTATAACTATTAATGGGGAGGCTTTAAAAGGGATTTTAAATGGATCCTAACTCCTGTTCTAATTGTGGTTCTCCTATAGAAGCAGAAGCTAATTTTTGCAGTGAATGTGGAAGTAAAGTATAATTTGGAGGTAAATATTTTTCAGTAACTTATAAAATAAGTGATCAGACCACTGCATAATTGGTCTGCATGGATGGAATTTTCATATCATTAAGAGTTAGTAAGTCAACTGGTCGGTTTTCTTTCTTTTGATGTATTAGGAACATGAAAACGGCTTCAAGATGTATTGTATCTTTTTTTACATCGATTGTCATTTCAAAGTTGAAATTCCTTAAAGAGAATGGTTTGACATGGAAATATTTGGAGGCATCCAATATTTCCAAAGCTACTGGAATGTTATCTTCACTGAAATCAAGTATAACATTATCTGCTAATTCTACAGATTCCTTATAAGAATAAGGCTTTTTAACCTTTAAAAACAATGCATCTGCCTGAGCATCATAGTTACTTATCATTTCAAAATCCACGTCACTCATTTTTCTCTACCGTTCTCTAACTTTCACTGACTGTTCATATGTAGTTACAACTTTTATATCTTTTTCTTTTGAATTTTCAAAGTCAATGATAATGATCAGATCGTGATTAATTCTGGAATCATCCTGTTTGTAAAATAATTTAAATCTGTTTTTTCTCTGTTGAAGAATTCCAGAAACATCTTTTTTCACTAAATAGTCATATATTAAATTTTCATTGATGTTTCTATCTTCCATCCTATCTTTTGCATGAGGGCCTATTTCAATTTGGTTTTGATTACATTCTGATAATCTTGTCAATGCATGCGCAATAGGTGAGGTCATAGATTCAAGTTAAATTTTTATAGGATATAAATAATTTTATTTAGTGTATTCAATTATTATTGGTGGTTTAATATTCACATCTGCATTTATAGCTGCTGATATGGCTATTTTTACCATTTTTTCGCAACTCATGGTTTTAGTCTGTTTTAGTGCGTATAGTGCTCCTCTTGCATCGTATCGTCCACTGCCAATGGCATCGTAATTGTCATTAGATTCTATAATGTCATAATCTTCACCCAAACGGAATAATCGGCCTTTGTAACCGATGAGTAAGGATGAGTCGTATTTCATTTTATGATCGTCTACTAAGTTTTCTTCTTGGAGTTTTTCTTTTAATGCAGGAACAAATTCTTTAAGGAGGTACAGGAAAGGATCTTTGTGTTTGTCGGTGGGAGGGTCAAAGTCATGGTTTAGTATTTGTCCTATTCTGCTGCTTCCTGCTACTCCTATTATCATTCCGTTTGGTGTTTGGAAGATCTTTTTCTGGTTTTTGAGTATGGTATATGCTCCAAATCCATCATTGTTACCGCTGTCTGCGGCCATTACAATTTTCTTATGTGGTGTTATAACTCCTGCGATGCATGTCATATAACAATCACCTTAGTTTGTTGTGCTCTAAAATTTAAGGAAGGTTGAACTATAATATTTACAAAAAGGATAAAGGAGGTGATAATTTATGCCAGGTAAGAAGAAAGCCATACATGTTGTAGCGGATAAAAAAGGTGGGTGGAATACTAAAAAAGACAATGCTAAACGAGCTTCAAAACATTTTGACACTAAAGCTGAAGCTGGTAAAGCTGCTAAAGATCAGGGTCAGCGGGAGAAGACAGAAGTTATCACGCACAAGAAGAATGGACGTATTCAACGGCGTGAAAGTTATGGTAATGATCCATATCCACCAAAGGACAAGAAATAATCATATTTTTTCTCTTTTTTCACCTTATTCTTGGTATGGTTTCTAAATATTCCATGAATTCTTCTATTTTATCCACCATCTGCCTTAATTCTCTATTAAATAATCTGTATTCTTGTAAATCATGCACCCAATGATAATCTATCTCTATAACATTTATAAGTTGACATATGTTGTCTTTTTGTTCATTTAATGAAGTTTTTAATTCATTTAAGAAATCTTTCTTGAAATATTTGAATTTGTTTTCAACATCAGAATCATTATTTTTCAACTCTTTCCGAATATGGATCAATGTTATTATGTGTTTGTCAGGGATTATCTCTATTGTACAGTCTATTAATTCATTTATATCCTCATAAACGTCCATATTGTCTTTATATATCTTTTTTTCAATATTTTCTACTTTATTAACGGCTTTTTGGTACAGTTTTAATTTTTTATTAATTTCCATAACCCTAATCCCCCCTCATTTTTTTTTATTCTATTATTCTGTAAAATTCTTCTTCTATGATGTTGTATACTTCTGTTTCTGAGGATGTTATTCCTTTTTCTAGGTATTTCCAGGTTCCACGTTTAGGGTGTTGGAATTCTTTTTCGTGTTGGATCCAGCTGTAGTCGTATCCTCTGCTCCATGGGTTGTTTCGGACTGAGTATCCGAATTCCATTTTAAAAAGATTGGTTAGGGTGTAGATGATTTGTTCGTAGGATTCTTCTAGGTATCCTTTATCAAGGGGTACGTAGGGTGTGGTTTTGGTTTTGATTAGTAAGCCTGCGTCGATTAGTGCATCGAAGAATCCTGTTTTTAGTTTCAGTTCCACTTTTTTGGCCCATGATTGGAACTGGGAATCATCAACCCTATACATAGTATTTCTTATGCCTCTGTTTGTAGTTCATCCATTAGTTCTTCCATTTCCTCGGAATTTTTCTCTCGGGGTTTGGTTTTGCCTTTTTGTTTGTTGTATTCTTCTTCCTCTTTGTCCATGATTTCTTTCTCACGTTTTAGAAGGTGTGAAGTGGTGTAGGTGTCGAGGTTCCAGTATGCGTCTGGTGAGAGGCTGATGCCAGGTATCCGCCTCACTATTAAGAAATAGTTATCCAGCATCACCTCTTCCAGGATCAAACTTAATGGTTCAGATTTTTTGGAGTTGTTTTTGTCGAAAGTTTTCGGTTCGGTCCATATTGGCTTTTATAACTTCACGGACTTTCTTATCTATCTGTGTCTGAGTGAAGCCAGATTGGCACATATTATAGAACATTCCCAGGTTTTGTACTTTAATGAGGTCTATGCTGTCATATTCTTCTTTGAACTCTTCCGGTGTGAGTGGGTCTATGAGTAAGCATGCGAGTTCTGCATACGTATTTTCCAGTTTTTCTTCCAGTTGCCTCATCTGATCTTTACGTTCATCTCCATCTTCACGTAACTGTTTCTCCAGGGTACGTTTTTCCTTGGAAAGGGTGTCAATATCGTCAAGTAGTTTGATGGCTTTTCGGATTTCTGCATCAGTGGGGGTTTCTGCTGATTCAATTAACTGTATCCTTTTATTAGTCCTGTCAATCTGTGCCTGGATATCTTCTAATTGTTCTTCCAAGTCTATGTTGTCCTGGAAGACTGGTTTCATTTCTTCCTGGAGTTTTTCTATGTCTTTTTGGAAAGTGACTAATGTTTTGTTACTGCATCTTTTGAATTTCCGTTCTTTTCCACAAAATTCTATTTTAGCACGAGTAAACATCTAAAAACACACCCCTTTTTATATGGTTCCTATATGTAAGTTTGCTAGTTCAGAAATTACTTCAACAGTCATGAAACTGGCCAGGCTTTCATCATTGATTTTGAACTCAGTTTCGATTGATTTACGCTCATCACCAGACTGTGGGCTGTCACATTTAGTAATAGTCGCATCTGGTATTAGAATGGCTGTTTTATGGAATATGTCAGTTGATGTAACAGTTTCGATTTGGGGTCCTATGGATTCTATCAGGATCTGTTTCCTGAGTGGTTCTGATGATACTTTAGTCCCGTCAGTTGTTCCAGATTCATATTCTGTCTGGATCCATTTGGTCTGTTCTGTCCAGGGTATGGTGAATCCTCCTTCGGATTCTCTTATGCCCATGTTTTTAGTTTCAGTACCGAAATCATCCCCTCCGCATGGTTCACTTTCGGCGTTGTTGTTTACTTTTACATTGCCTTCTATTACACAGGGGAAAGCATATTGTGATTTGTTTGCTTCGGTTAGTGTCACTCCGACCGGGGCGTAGTAGAGTATTGTCTGGCCTGCTTCTATTTTGACTTTTTTAGTAGGTACTACTCGGGCAGGGTTGGGTTGTTTGAATTGGGGATAGTCACTGACAAATTTAGGGGCTATGCTCATGGGTTCATCGTTTTTGAATTTAACCTCTAGTTCATTGAGCATACAATTATCATAGACGTATGCATCATTTGCAGTCTTAGCATAACCATTATACAATGTACAGAGTGGTGGATCGGATGGGTTTAAAACATCAACTGCAAAGACGTACTTTTTGGCCTTAGTGGCTCCGGCTATTGCGGGGTCTGGGCCTGTCACATGTCCAAAGAGTAAATACCAGTAATCTTCCCATCCTTGTTGGTATCGTGCTTTATCTTCGTAACCTGGGCTACTGGCTGCTTTTTTACGGTACATTCCCATGGTTAGACTGGATCCACCTGTGTGGCCCTTATCTTCTTCGTGTTCGATTTCTTTTTCAGGTTCGAACTCGGTTCCAGGGATCATTATTAGTGGTTGTTCAGGGGCTGTTTTACCGGCGGGTTTGATCCCCAAGGACCAGTAGTGATATGCTAGGTTAGGTGCTATAACTCCCATTTAGTCAGTCCTCCTCTTCTGTTTAGGTTTTTTTACGGGTTTAGATTCTTCTTTTTCCACCCGTTTAAAATATCCTGATGCATCCAGACATGAAACCAGCCTTTTATTATCATCAGGTACTTCAATTATCTGATTTTTCTTTAGTTCTTCGTCTTTTTCCATTATTTCAAAAGCTACTAGTTCCAGGGTCTTATGTCCATCTGGCCCTGTATATTGAAACTTCATAAACAAAATCCCTCCTTCTATAAAGTATATCTAAGTTTGAATGCTACCCTGAGCAGATTACTGAAAAAAACCTCTTTATTATCCTCATGGCGCTTATAAACCAAAGCACCAATTGGATAAGTTTTATGATACTCCAGTTCTATACTATGCCGTGTTGAAAGCTCACCATTAACACCCCCACGTCTGATTAGGGTTATTATTTCTTCTTCGAAATCCCATAGTTCCATTAGAAGCTTATTTTTATCTAGTGTAGCGGTGTGTCTTCGTATTTCTAGTTCTTTAACGTATTCATCACAGCCGGATGGTTTTTCTTGTTTCATTTCCCCGACCTTGTAGCTCAGGGCAGGTAAGGGTGTGTTCGGATCCATGGTGGAATCATCATAAAAGATCCGGGTGTATTTCCCGGATTTGATGATGAATCTGGTTAGGTCTTCCAGGATTTCCTGTAATTTACTCAAAAAAATAGCCCCCACAAATATTTAGATTAGGCTGAATCCAATCAAATCCTCGTTAATACCATCATCGATGTTATCATCGGCGGGAGTGTTTTTATACGTGTCTATGGCCCTGTCTACTATTCCCAAGAGACGGTCCGCATAGTTTTTACTTTTCTGTGTTCCATCACCCATTACCTGGCCTTCATGCTCCCACCGGGTGAGCCAAGTCATGGCTGCAGCTGCAATGTATTTGTACTTGAGTAGTGATTCTGGTAAGGTATCTGTCTGGAGGCCATCTCTAACATAATTCTCACCATCAATTAAACCAAGATCCAGACTTTCAAGTGTGCAAACAGGACTGTTATTCCTAAATATGATGTCGATGATGTCAAGTGAATCTAAAGTTGTATCTAAGTGGATACTTAGCGACTTAATACCAGACAATAACTGACTTTTGGGATCCATCCCTTGATCATTGACTTTAAAAGTAACTGCTCCAGACTGCCCAGCACTGATAATATCACCCGATCCCTGAAGAGTTAAAAGAGTGACTTCAGCACCCATGGTATCATGAAAACCTAGACTAATCTTTGAAGGATCCAACTCACTACCTGGAGTTAGTTTGATTTCAACTGAATCTATCGAAAAATAATCACGCTGTAATGTAGGGATGATAATCACATCATCAGTCATGCCAGTAAATCTTAACAGGTTTATATGAACAGATCCGGCCACTAACTGACATTTACTGGATGGTTGTACGTTGTCTGATGATTCAAAAGAGTAAGGGTATTGTCTGTCAACTTTGAATTCCCTGAGGTGGTGGAGGATTTTATAATAATCCTCCATCCGGGTTGCAGGGTCTGCCAAAGGTCACCCCTCCGTTTATGCTTTTTCATATCTGACAATAACCAGTCCGCCAGGGAATGCTTGGCCATCGCCAGTAACAGTCTTTTTCAAAGTGATTGACTGCCCTTCGGTGACTTCTGCGTCAGTTGAAACTAGGTCCGCACCAACAAAACCCGAGATTGGATTGGTGCTGTTGACAGCTCTGGTTCCTAAACTTGTAGTTCCAGTTCCAGCAGCTCCCTTATTTTGCACGTCAAGGGTCATGTAATTGGTTGCCTGGCCAATGTTTCCATCTGGCACTACTTTTACATCCTTTACTATGCAGTTGTATGGTGCTGTGAAAACTGTTTTTTCAAAGGTTCCTGATGCAGCATCAGCGGGCAGTTGCACCCTTGAAAAAAGGTCCTGGTGTGATACAAAAACTTCTTTGAACTTTTTTATCTCTTCCGTATTTGCATCTACGGCTTTTTTAAACACTCTAGAATCCATACCAAATCACCTCCTATGGGGTTGCAGATACTAAGTCAGCAAAGCGGATCATCCTTTCACCCTTAGCTCTGGGGTATGCTCCGCAAGTACAGGCTACTTTGATGGTGGTCATTGGTCTGTGCTCTTTATCAGCATTATCAAACATCAACATACTGACAGGGGGGAGTAATTTTTCCATTCCCTGGATAGTTGGCATGGATTTGATTTTGGGGTTGTTGTATTTCATCATGATGACATCCAGGGCTGGCATGTTACTGTCAACTCCTATAGCTTCACCATCATCAAATGCCCGACCTCCCCAGAAGTTCTGAGCGTTAGCTAAGTCCAATGCTTTTTTGATTTCAAAACCATTCTGAGGTAATTTGTAATCAGAGGTAGACTGTCCTGCTCTAGCTTTTAACTCAATGTTAGCTTCCTTACCATACGCAATTAAGTCAATATTGTAAGGTTTAGGTAAGATGAAATTTTGTAACCTCATCACATCCCTATATATTGATTTGAACTCAGTAGCAGCTTCACCCCATTCTCCAATGATTTTATCATCAGTTACAAGGGTTGCGTTTTCTTTAGCTGTGGTGTAAACAGTTTGGTCCACATCATTTGCAAACACATATCCCATTCCACTGATTTCATCCATCAGATTAAAATTAGGATGTTCCATGTCACTGTTGAGAATATTATATTCTATTTCGTTGTGCACAAGTTTGAATCCTTTAGGGGTTACTACCTCCCCTCTGATTTTCCGTGCGCTTGCACCTTTAGCTAATTTCTTAGATTTTCCAGTCTGAGTTAGGAATTTCTCAATAGGTGTGCTTTCAACTATGGTGACCTGTTCATTGTCGACTTTTTGAAGAGGGAATATCCCTGCAAAATTGTAACCTTCAACCATGGAAAGTTTTAGTTCTGCCAGGTAGGTTCCGTTCTCAAAGTCAGCATACATTTCTTTTAAACTTGCCATCTTTATCATACCTCCAATTTATGGTGTAACTGCTACAACGCCGATAGGACCATTACAGTCAACAGTGATGTATCCTCCAGTGTTAGCAGGGATGTTTTCGTAGCTTTCAACCACATAGGTTGTTTCAGTGGTTTTGTCCAGTTTTCCACCTTTAGCTTTGATGTTTAACTTATCTCCCACCTTGATTTCAGAATTATCAGGTGCCAGAGGTAACTGTAATTCTCCAGATTTGAGTTTAACAGCACCAACATATCGGTTAGGATATGAACCCTGTGCAGTGGTTGCTTTAGGTAGTGTTCCGTTAACCTCTGGGGCGTAAGGGTTGAAATGGGTAGCTATATCTCCAGTTCCAGCAAGGGTCATTGAAAGCTCTCCTGCCCCTTTTTTCAGGAAGCATTCTTCATTCACCTGTGATGCAAAAGTGATCTGCTCGTTGGGTAATCCATTATTTGGATCCACTCCTTGCCTGTATGTGGCTGTCCCTTCTTCAACTTCATAGGTTTTAACGTCCTTCTCTTCAAAAAATGTTCCAATTTTAGTCATAAAATACCTCCAATTAGTTTACCATCCCTTCTTTTTCTTTCGTATCTCCATGAAATCTTCAGGTTCATCTTTTTCCTTTTTCTTGGTTCCATCATCATCATGCCCTGGAGCTCCACCAGCGGCCACTCCCTTGGGTTTTTGAGTGATGATTTTATGTTCCTTGAAAAATTCCAGCTTCTCCAGGGACATATCTTCAAGTTCTTTTTTCAACTCTTCATCATCCCCGGCCAGTTCTTTTATCAATGTTTCCTTCTTTTGTCCTTCTAATTCATCATATTTCTTGGCTTTATCTTCTAAATCTTTTATTTTATCTTCATTCTCCTTCTGTTTTTTTTCAGCTTCCTTCAAATCCTTCTCTAGTTGCTGTTTTTCTTCAACAGTTTTATTAGCACTTTTAAGCTTGGATTTAAGAATACCGATTTCTTCCTGCTGTTCCTGCTGTTTTTCTAAAGCTTTTTCCAAAACTTCACTTTTATCACCCAAATTATCGTCCTCCTCGGGTTTTTTAATACTATTATAGAGAATGTAAGTTCTGGGAGTGGCTGTTAAACCAACCGATTCGAGATAACCATCTATTGGTAGGTAATATTCATCATATTCTACCAGGTCCATCCCATCAAATAGTGGGCTGATCCCTTTATCTTTCAGATCCACCCCTTCAGGTGGTTTGACTTGTAGGGCTCCATCTTTGTAGACGAAGTTATCTACCTCTGCTATGACTTTCTTATCATGTTCGTCAGTCACGTTTAAGCTGCCAGTTGTGGCTGCTATTTCTTTTAAAAATTCCTCTGTGAATTTAACGGGTTTGTCCAGGCCATGATCCGTATAGTTGACCAGGCCAGGTTTGAAAATAGGTATTAAAATAGTACCATGCCTCCAAAAAAGTAAAAATGTGGATTAAAAAATTAGTTAAATAAGAGTTAAATCAGCGTATTTTTGAGATTCTTCTAAATAGGACTGGTATTCCTTAGTAGCGTTATCTTTCTCAGGAACGAGTTCACAATGGCCATTTGGGTGGTCATATTCCCATTTGTCCATGGGTCTTGGTGGTAGTCGGGCCTTGGCATAGCATTTCTCACAAGTACGTCGTCCAGCAACAACCCAGTAATATAACATGTTTTTGCCATATCTCATCTTCTGAGCTGCTCTCTTGATTTTTTGCTTAGCCAATTGGGCATTGAACTTAACAAAATTCTTAGTACGTCTTATGGCCCTGTTGAAATTAGCTTTAAGATTGAAATCTTTGGGTTCACCCATACCTGCCTTGAATGATGCGGCCTTGGTGGCCACGTCATCTTTTAACTGATTGATAGTTGCTTTAGCACTTAAACTAAGAGTATTTAAGGTTGGTTTAAGGTCCAAGTCAAGTTTAACCTTGGGGATTACTTTTTCGTGTATGTTGAATTCTTTCAGTATGGAAACACGGTGTTCTTCGACTATTTTAGTCAGTTCGGTTTTACTGGTTTCTGCTAGTTTCTTCCCGGCTTTGGTGACAGCATCAGGGAATTTTTCAAGGACATAATCAACTGTTTTATGCTCAAAATCTGTGTAAAGTTTAGCAAAAATAACAAATAAAGCAATAAACATTAACTGTTCATCCATATCCATATCTTCAACATCTGGATCATCTGGTTGGAATGTTTCATTATCCCATCCAAGGAGCTCCTCATTCAGGGGTACTTCAGTCACCATCATCATTCACCCCTTCGTCTGTTTCCTCTTCTGATGGTTCTTTACCTTTATTTTCGTCAGTTTCTAGGTATCCTGATTTCTTATCTTTGTCCTTGGGATGGAAGTTAATCCAGACATTTCCTTTTTTACCTGCTAGTTCTAGTTCAGGTGTGAATAATTCATTTTCAATATATTTTTTCAACCATTCCCTGTTGTATTCAAGGAATACAACTCTTCCACTGGTTTCACTATCCATTAATACTTCCGCTGTGGCCCGGTTACTTCCTTCTGTATCAAATAGTGCATGTGGTGTTGAAAGTCCATCGAAAATTTCATTCTTAAAATCCTGTTTATATTTTGGAATATCTGGCAGCTGACTTGTACCAATCATTTCAGCTTCAAGCCCGAAAGGGAGAACCACAACTCCTTTTTTATGGTAATCAGTAGTGGCCTCCACAACCGCCTCCCGGGACTGTTTAGTTAAACGTTTACCTGGGGCATCCTTGTTCCCCATAGTCACAATTAAAATATTGGAATTTTTGAAAACAGTTTTAGGCATCAGATCTGATAGTACCCTCCGGTAGTATACCGGGTCCAAGATGTCCATCACAATAGATCTGCCCTTACCTTTTAACTCCATGTATTTGGCATTAATGATCTCTCCTGGCTGGAATGGTACAGTCCATTCTTCTAATTTTTCTTCCAGTTCCTCGAACTTTTTAGCCAGCCATCCTTTATTTGTTTCTTTGTTTCTTTGTGTGAGTTGTTTGAATCCGGTTACTTTACCGTATTCATCGTATATCTTTTTGATTCGATAGTTTTCAGCATCAAAGGCCAGGATTCGGAGGTGGATTCTATTTTCAATAATAATCTTATTCGTGAATACCTCACCATCAACCTGACCCGCCCAGAGTAAATCCCTCATGACCTGGTTAATATCCCAGTCTGTGCTTTTGCAACGTTCAATGATATGGTTCACTGCGTCCTGGTTATCTCCTTCTATTACAAAGTTAGATATTGTTTTAGTGATGTTATCATTGATGATACCCTTCACAATAGGGTCGTTTGCTGCAAAACGGCAGTTTTTTATTGTTCTTTTGACTTTGAAAGGTACCGTGTCGATGAGGTCTATTGCATCTGTATCAGTGGTGGTAGTGTCATCAGTGTCTATTCCGGTTTCTTCTATTGCGTTGGGTTCTGCATTCCGTAAAAGGAAATTTTTGTAGTTGATTCTGTCTAATAATCCCATTATTTCCACCACTTTTTTAGTAGACGTAAGCGTCTTCCTCTTCAATTTCCTGTTTTTTGTATTTGCTTAAAGGTCCGAGAACACCGTAAACATCATAGCCCATTGCATCCATGGCATGGTTCTTAAAATCAACAGGTTTATCTAAAATATTCCCATCCTTATCCTTCTGATACTTGTAATTTTTAATTTCTCTTTTAGTTTCAACACAACCAGGGCTTATGTGGATTTGTACACTGCGATTAGTTTCCAGTCGTGCAGCAACATCTTTAACTCCCGGAACAGCATCAAAACCTTGCTGGCAAAATTCTTGAATCCTGTCCGGTTCGGCAGCATCACAATAAACTTTATCTAATTTTCCAGGTGTCAGTCCCTCATCATTTAAAACTGCAATAATTTCATCAATAAACTCGGGATTAGTTAACCGTCTTTTGTAAACTTCACGGACAATATAAGGTTCACCATCATACCAGCCAATTAATAAGAAACAGGAAGGATTATTATAACCGAAATCAACACCAGCAGTCCATTTCTCAACACCACTGACCGGGGACTGTTCATCCCAATTTTCAAAAACAATATTCGATAACTTACCCCACTTACCCAGAGTGTACTTATAATAAAGCTCAATATCTATCTCTTTTAACTCCTCATACTCTTTAACGTACTCTTCTGGAAGAAATGGGTTCTCAGTATAATGAAAATGAAGAATAGTGCCTCTTTTTTGGCGGTGAAAATAATTATAAATCCAATGATCTGTACCTTCAGGAGTGACCGTTAACAAGAACTGTCCAAAACTTTTCTTACTGACTATTCCACGGATACGTTTTTCAAGTTCTGCAAACACGGCAAAAGATATTTCCTCAGCCTGTTCCACCCAAACAAAATCAAGGTTAAGACTTCGAATCTTCTTAAGATCATCCAAGGGTTTAAAAAGAATCGTGGATCCAGTAGGTAACCGTATGATACCCTCATTCTTATTCTCATAAAAAGGAATACCATAATTTTCCAATGCTTCCCGGAGTTCAAGCCAACTAGTAGCCTTCAATGCAGGAAGAGTATCACGAAAAACACCAATACGAGCATTCTTATGCTCAAGACCATATTTTAAAACCTTATGAACAGCATAAATAGTTTTACCAGAACCAGCACTACCCTCAATCAATAACTTACGATCAGTCCGGTTGATGTTCTTCTTCTGCTTCCGGCTCAACCTCCACGTTATCTTCTTCATCAGAATCCACCCCTACAATAGTAATGATGAATTCCTTCTCATCTTCAGAACCAGCCTTAAACACTTCCTGCTTAGCACGAACCGCCTGAATTCCAAGTTTTTTAATATCCAACTCGGAAATATTCTTCTCAGGATCCACTTCCAAACCAGTATCATTAGCCACCGTGATGATATTGTCAAGAAATTCCAGATCGCTAACCGTCTGAGCAACAGCACCATTCAACCGCTCTTTACTCTTCTTTTCATGATATTCCCTGGTAGCTTCCTTATTAATATTGAAATCATTTTTCCTGTAATTGTACAGAGTGGTCCGACCTATCTTCTCAGGTGGATCCTGCTGTTTGAGTAACTCAATGATTTCAGTGTCACCTTTACCTTCAATGATCCAGTGGTCAATCTTTTCCCGGTACTTGGATGTCTTGACTTTGTTAGGTCTGGCCATGGAAACCACTATTTCGGAAATGTTCAGAAACTATTCAAAAATGTTCAAGAATAGGTGAGATGAAGGGCTGAAACTGTATGTTAAATAAAAAAATCTTTACAGTATTTGGACAATTACCAAGAAGATGTCTAATTTAATTAATCGTAATTTTGTTTTAATTGTTTGTGGATAAAGGATAATTGTTTCGGAACAATTCGGTGTTTACGAACAATGTGATTATGCTCCGAATACAACTTTTAAAATCACACCTGATAACAATAGAAGAATAGCCCACACTTTATTTTCTATACTTTTTAATCTGTCATCGAGTTTTTGGTCTTCTGTTTTCAGGTTTCCATTGATTTCTTCTTTGCGTCCCATGAAATCTATGACTTTTTCTTTAAAAACAAAATAGTTTTTCCATCTACCCTCATATTGGCATTTATGGCCAGGGCATGGTTTTCCAGTGATGTTATCATATATTTTTAGTTGGTCCTTCCTGCCTTCCTCTCCCATCTACAGAAGCCCCCTATAAGTTTTTTAGTTTAACTGAAATTGAGGGAATTTAACTTTAATGTAAAGTCGTGCTACAGCTGCAAGTATCAAAACTAATCCAAGTGGAGTTATTGACTGGTCTCTCGATATTGCATCTCCAAGGTACACAATGAATATCAAAACCCAAAGAGAAATTTCCTGTAAAACAGCATTTCTCTTGTTGTTTTCTAATCCTTCAGTTTTGGTTTGTTCTGGTTTAGTTTCCTCTTCTGCCATTATTCCATCTCCTTTTTTAGTTCTTTTTTGTTCATTAAATAATGAAAATCAGTGCCTAAGATTAGTGCAATGTTCAGTGTTATTAGCTGTCGCGGGTGCAGCTGCATTGCAGTTGTAGGCCATGGTAACTGAACAATCTAGTAAACTGTGAGATTGTATGCCATGAATAAGAAAAAGAAAAGTATCCCTAAAAAGATAATTATGAAGCCTAAAAAGTCTTTATTCATAAAAAAAAACCCACCCAATATGTTTGGAAAAGTGGGAGGATAATAGGGCCTTTTTGACGTGAAAGAGAAAAATTAGATTAAATACCTATAAGAGGGGGGGGTATTATTGTTTATTTTAAAAGTCTTTGTTTTTTTAACTTTTATTTATTCGTTTTTTTTTCTCATTTCACTGTGCCCAGGGCCCATAATCCCCCCTTAGAGGTGTGTACCAAATCGCCTAGGAAAGCACTTTTTTCATCAAATAAATGATGAACATAAAAAAATTATTCAATGTAATCCCCATAATCACAGCGATCTGTTTCGTAGGGTGTATAAGTGGCATCAATATCAGCGTAATCGTACCGGTTACCCATGGGATAATTCACCCATCTAGCTGGAGGAATCCACTGTGGAGGCCCCGATAACACCAGGCCACAATCATCACAGAAAATCTCATCATGTTTCTTATCATAAGTAACAGCCTGACCCCCACACTTAGGGCAACCTGTAACTTTCTTTTTTTCTTTCTTCTTTTCAACACGATAATAAGCAAGATACAAAGGATTTCCATAAAGAATAAGGTGGCCCTGACTGCATTCACGTTTAATTCCTTTTTTGAAAAGTTTTCGTGACTTAGGGTTAAACTGATCTAAACATTCAGGACAATAGCCATCACGGACCAGCTGCAACCATTCAGGATCCTCTGCAAATTTTACCAGTTTACACCAACCCCTCCAATAGTTTGCCGTTATCACTATAATAACATGGCAAACATGACCGAAGGAAGAAGAAAGGTTTAAAATTAAAAATAAGAGTTATAATTAAGAATTATCATATCGTTTGATTCTACCAGTGAGGGCCATTTTCTCCTGGAAAAACCTACCTAATTTAGTAACAATGTTAGCATAAATTTCTTCTGTCAAACCCAGGTCCCGGGCTAACTTGTAATGTGATAATGGCCTTTTCTTAGTATTGCTGAATTTCAAATAAAAAATAATAGCCAAGGTAACAGTTTCATACTTGCACCGTGCACAAAGATCCTTAGTACGTGGTCCATGGGTGATGATCCAGATAGCCTGATTCTGGAGCTCACCAGTAACATTCAAATCTTCCATCTGTTTAAGTGCTACTCGTATTTTCTGATTTTCTCTCCATTCCTTTTTTAGATCAATAGTTCGAGGGTTAACCTCTCCAGGTTGCTTGGTTTTATACTTTCCTAGTAAATATTTAATATTTCTAGATTCCCTTTTAACTTGATCCGATGTCATCATCATAATTCATCCCTATTATAAATATCAGAGCTTTAATAATTAATAATTGTAATTTAAAATATTTATAATCTTCTATTTGACGAATAAACTATTCACAGATGATGATATTTTAAAATTATTGTAGATCAAGCTATAAATTAGGAAATTGGAATTTTTATCAACCATTTTGTTCCATTTTCAGACTCAATTTCCAAAGTACCATTTATCTGTTCTGTTAAAATTTTTACCAGTGTTAAGCCTAGTGAATTTGTTTTTTCTATTCCAAAGTCTTCAGGTAAACCAATACCATCATCTTTTATACTTAACATATACATTTCATTATTTCCCCTAAAATCTACCTGTAAATTTCCATTTTCATCTGGAAATGCGTATTTTAGGGAATTTGTGAATAATTCATTGACAATTAGTCCTAAGGGGACTGCAACATTATTTTTCACTGATAAATTTTCAATATTGAGTTTTAAAGATATATTGGTTGAATGTGTGTAAGTTTTGTAGAGATTGTTACATAATCTGGTTAAATATTCTCCAAAGTTTATGTTTTTTAAATCCTTAGACTTGTATAACCTCTCATGAATCATGGACATGGAATTGGCACGATCTTGGATATTTTTAAAAGCATTTAATGCTTCAGGGTCGTCAAAATAAGAGGACTGCAGATTAATAATACTTGAAATAATGGCTAAGTTATTTTTAACTCGGTGATGTGTCTCTTTTAGTAAAATTTCTTTTTCTTCTAATGATTTTTGCAATTTTAGTTCTAGTTCTTTCCTTTTAGTAATATCAACTACAGTTCCCTCAAAAAAATCTTCTTCGGGATATAATTTGAATGAAACCAAAGCTGTTCTAATATCCCCCATTTTATCCAAGATATGGACTTCATGATTCTCAATGAAACCTTCTTCTTCTAATTTCCCCATAATATTCTCAATTTCATCAGGATAAGGAAATTTGACAATTGAGACATCATTCAATAGTTCTTCTTTGGTATAACCTGACAGTTCAGTTATTTTCTTGTTAACATCAAGTAATTCCATTTTATTTATTCTACAACGAAATATTCCAACACGTGCATTATAAAATAGGTCGTAATATCTTTCTTTATTTTTCTTTAAAGATTCTTCCGCACGTTTTAATTCAGTTATATCTTTAATAATAACACAAGCTTTTCCGAAGCTTTTTTCTGGTTGTTTAAGAGCACTTTTTATATGCCCTGTGAACTTTTCACCATTTTTCTTGATGAAAATCAATTCACCCTCTACATCTCCCTCTTTTTTTCTTGCTTCAAGATAAACAGATGTCCGAGAATCAGTTGCATCCACAAGATCTGATCTCTTCAAATCACACCATTCATCCTCAGTGTAACCAAAAAGTTCACAAGCTGACGGATTCGCTGATAAAACTGTCCCATCTGATAATGTTAATAATATGGCATCAGGACAGTTATTAAAAGCAAACTCATATTCTTTGTTAGTAATAACCATACGTAACCACACTCCACGAACTAACCCATAAAAATGTTTATATTCGATCTGGTTCCACCGTATATAAGTTTTTTGCCAAAATAGAGCATGATAAACCATTAAGGATCTCCATTAGAATCCCGCATTACCCCAAATTAGCACATCTCTAAGATAATTCCTTTAAGTTCTTCTTTTTTGTACTGATAATCAATTGGATTATGAATTTTTTGGTAGTAAACGCACATATTCCAAGTCATTTATTATAATGCCCATCAGAACACATCATTTTCTCGTAAAACCTTTTGGCCCGATCCACATGGCTACAGGTACCTCTATAATGGAAACCTGGGCATGGTTGGCAGAACCACTCCCCTAAATAATAACTGACTTCATAAAATTGATGTGTGCCCTTTACAGCTAGCTGTAAAAGGACACCATCATCAAAAATTATGCATATGCCAGCCAGGTCTGGATCCGTGGCATATTCGATCGGTTGAAAAACAATAATCAACCCCTATTATGGCCAAATCTCCGGAAAATATGATTAAAGAATCCTTTCAGCTGATGCAACCAATGAGAAGGAGTGGTGTCTTTGTTTTCTAAGTATCGAATCCCAGTATCTATGGCCCGTTCTGTTCGGTTGAAAATTTCAGCCATTTCTTCCTTACTGCTTCCCATGTCTTTGTAGGTTATGAGAAGGTCATCGTCCTCTGGTGACCAGGACCTTCTATGATTCAAAGGTTTACCTTCCACGGGTGAGCGTTCCATTGCTAAGAATCTGCGGCGGCGGCCCATAGCATCAGGAGTGCGCATGTGAAACCCTTTAGCCTTTTCAAATTTGGTTTTAATATGGAATTCACTGCTAATTTGGGCATCTGTCATTCCTTTGTCAACACATTCGTTGAAGAATTTTTTTTCTTCAGGACTCCAACGTGGTCTTTTTCCCATATTTACGCCTCCTGTAGAAGGAAATTCTTTTCAAGAATTGGTCTAATTAAATGCACTGCATTTTCAACCCTTTGTCCTCCAATGGGCCGGATGTAGCCGAAGTTGTTATAAAAATCTTCATCGAACTCGAATCCCTGCTTTTCACAACAATCACGTATGGCTGGAATGTCGTACATGCTCAGATCAATCCTGACCCCTTTTTCTGAGATTTGATATGGAATGACCCTCCTATTTTTAAGAATTTCATCAATACGATCTGAAATTCTGCCTTCGATGATTTTCTTCTGCAATGCTAATTTCTGCAGCTCCTTATCCGTGGCCACCAAATCTGTTTCCATACCCACAATTTTGTCTATCTTCATGGCCACAACCTGGGCCCTGGACCAATTCTGCCGTAGTGGCGTAGTTAATTGCTTTGCCTTTTTCTCATCCATTTCTGCCAGCTGTTGTTCTGCCAGATTTTCGATACTTGGATTTTCTGGCTCATCAAAATCCCCACGTTCTTCCTGATAGTTTACCGTGCTCATTCCAGGTTCCATCTATGCCACCTCTACATAGAATCCTTTGCAGATTGGGGTTTTTTCATTTTCATTGATTAGACAAAGAATATCAGCATAAACTGGTTCTGCCCATTCAACAAAAATTGTGGCGGCTGTTTTTTTCAATGTGTCGGGCAGATTGGCTGTGTACTCTTTGCCTCGTTTATTTTTCACAGTTATAATCCCATCACGAGTGTTTATTTTTTCGATAATCACTTCTTGTAATGCCATGATTATTCCTCCTCTCCAAACTCATCAGTAAACGCTTCTAAAGCATCTAAAACAGCATTAATCTGTTGTTTTCCTATTTTTGTACTGTCATGGATATACAGTACAAGTAATTTCCTGTTAAACGGGCTGTTTTTTAATGTGCTCAAAGATTCTGCCATTTTTCCTATGTTTTCCGCTAATTTCATTGCAGTTGATTCTTTTTCTTTTTCCATTTTTACACCTCATCTCTTCTTAGATTTAACAATCTCAGCAAGTAACAACTGAACTTTAGTTAAAAGACTTCTATTGTCCTTCAAAACCTTCTCAGCACATTCTGCAACTTCCTCCTCGGATGGGCTAAGATTCTTATCTGTGGTCAGGCTGATAGCACATTCCGCAATGACATCCTGTGCTAGAATCAACTGCACATTATCCAAAAGCTGTAAATTAGGCTCATCTTCACTATTGATGAGTTCCTCCGCATAGTCTGCAATCTGAAGGATTGAAGGATTTTTCTTACCTTCACTGTCCAGAAAGGTTTTGCAGTCTTTGATTAATTCTCTGGCAGCTTCATCATCAATGGCCAAATCTGCTGCTGGTTTCTTAGTGGGTGTGGAAATATTCATTGGAACATCAAGTTCCTTGTCACTCATCACGGTGAACAGCTTTGTAGCACGTTTATATCCGGGGTTAGGTCGTTCCCCACAATAGATCACCCCCACCTGGGCCCCAATTGGGATCCAGGCCATAGAGTCATCCAGGGTCACACCTCCAAAAAGAGCGATACGGCCATCCAAGCCAACTAGTCGGCCATTGGAATCTTTCAATTCATTGTCATCTGAAAAAATGTATTTATTGCGGTGGTAGTTGTCAGCGTCTGGAACGCATTCTAGATATTTGCCTTTGAATGATTCTCCAATTACTGTTGGTCTCCAAACACCGTCACGGCCTTTAATTTCTTTTAATCCTTCTTTTTTGTATTTTTCTTTTATTTCTCTAATTTTTCCCCGTTGTGCAGTTGTTAAAGCCATTTTTTTACACCTCTTTACTTTTCAAACTGTTCTGAATATCTATCCTTACCGCTTTCAACTAAATCTTTAAATTTGTAATGCTCATCCAAGGTCATTATGACTCTGAAATTGTTAAAAGAAGGTTTGAAAATTAATTCTAATTGATAACACTCTTCTAAAAGCTTAGTTGTTTTTTGTTGTGAAAATCCATGTTCTTTAGCCATTTGGGAGACAATAGAATTGACATCAGTACCCCATGGATCCATCATAGTGTGATACGAAGCTTCGGAAATTTCAATGAACTTAAGAAAATGGATAATTCTCTCATGATCTTCGGTTAATTCTAAATCTAAACCATCAAAATCGGCTGGAATTTTATCAAGATTTTTTCCAGAAATAAAAAAACCTTCATCTTTAAAACATTCAACGAACTTTTTTAAAGCCCCAGAATAACTAAACCATTCCCCTCTTATCCGATAATCTCTAAAAATTGTATGTAATAATCTTTCTAGGGTTTCATTTCCAGGCATGGTATAAATAATATGTAAACGGGCATGATTCGCACCCTGCAATGATTTTAATCGTTTTTTAGGATTGTTGGCAATTCCTATTTTAACATACTCTCCATTCCCAATGAAATAAATCCGTTTTTTCAGTTCTTTCATTTCAGCCATTAGGTACACCTCTACTTTTTTTTTATTATTCAGTTGCTGAACTTGATTTTCTGATTTCGTATTCTCTTTTTAGGAGTTCTTCCAGTGCTGTTCTGGTCACTCCAACCTTGGTGGCTTGAAAACCAATGGTGTCGTGGCCAGTGAATTTATTCACTTTCCAGGGTTCGCAGTTGAATCTGTTTGAAATTTTGATGATGCTTGCAATTGCAGGTCCTGCTTTTTCATAGGCGATGTCTTCAGGGTTTCTGTTGAGCCGTTGTTCCAGTTTTTCGATTTCGGATTCTTTGTTTTTGATTTCTGATAGAATTTCGTCGGTTCGGCTCATGATTGCTTCACATTCTAGTTCGAGTTTGGTTATCATCACTCTGTGTCGTCTAATTTGTTCCCATACCATGTCGTCTGGGTTGGATAAGAGTTCGGCAACATATTCCAGGGCATCTCTGGTTGTTAGGCCATGGTTTTTTAGGATTTCACCAACCCATGGTTCGATTCGGGCACTAACGATCTTGGTTTTGGCCATTACGAACTTTCCCCCTTTCTTTCTTCTTTCTTAATAAATAATAATAATAATAATAATAATAATAATAATAATAATAATAATAATAATAATAATAATAATAATAATAATAATAATAATAACTCTACAAATGTATAATTAAAAACCAAAGTGTAAACGTCATACAGTAATACGTTTACACCCCATGATCCAGATCCATTTTCAAAAATCCAAGTGTAAACGTCATACTGTAATACGTTTACACCTAAACATCCAAGTAAAAATCCTAGATTTACACTTGAAATCACCCCACATACACCCCTTCCAGGTCACTTGGATTATGACTCCCTCCAATCACCACTAGCAACACCACAATGATGACTAGGATCAGGACCTGGTAACGGTACTGTGACAAGAATACCAGCCACCCTGGCCGTGCCTTCCTGGCATGCAAAGTCCTTTTCATTCCTTGCCCTCCATGAATTTGCAATGGTTCCTGCAGGGTTCGTTCTCACAGTCCTCATCACCTGTACAATTGTCAAGACCATAATTGGCCCGGATGGAATTACAGTATCCTTCTGCAAGGGCTTCCTCTCTGGCGTAGTGTTCCTCCCAACTAAGTGGCATTTATATGGCCTCCTCAAAGCCTAAGCACTCCACCAACCATATGGGGTCGAACGTGAAAGGCCATAATGCCCAGTTACCTTCAACCCCTTGAAGCTTGAATTGTACTCCCATGGCCCCGGTGATCCTGATGACCTCTTCACCCCGGGCTAGTCTTTGGATCACCATGGCCGTTGTGTTGCAATCCATGTGTAAAACGTCTGGATGTTTGCACTTGGAATGTCGGCTGTATGGCACGTTTCCGCGATGTTTGCATTTTAAGCAGGCATTGCTCATTGATTCAGACATACTTGATCATCCTCTCAGTACGCATATTTCCCAGATACGGCCATCAAGCCATCTTTCATAGATCCGGGTTCCATTACTCACATGGTTGGGAAGTTTTGGTAGTGCGTTGAAGTCATCCGGGCACCTGTATTTATCATTAGTGACTTCACAAATCTTCAAGACCTGTGAGTTGGGTCCACTTGTTTCTAGGATTCTTTGCACGTGCAGCACGCTTTCTGTCCTGTATTGTTCCACCATTAGATCCCCTCCTTGGCCAGTTCTTGGACAACTTTCAATGATACTTTGGATAAGCTGGTGTCATGACCACATTTGTAACAGTGGAAATATATCCACCAGGTTCCATCTTCACCCAGGACCTGGACCCCCTCATCATGTGGATGCATACGAATGTCACCATTGTGGGATCCGCAGCTGCAACCATTCTTCTTGAGAACTTCTCGGATGTGAGGGTCATGGCAAATCCGTTCACCAATGTAGGGGTCAAGGCCACTATCCTGATCACGTGGGGTGTAATTGATTAAACCAGCAGGAGTGCCGCATAATTTACAACCATGGCCACGTGGTTCATCAACAGACACAGCATTCTTATCATAATTCATTTGGCCAATAGCACGACAGCCAGGCTCATGGGTGCGGTTGTGGTTACGGTTGAAAATATAGCTCATGTGGCCACCTCTGCTTTTTGAGTAGCCATCACACCATCAGGTTTCTGGAATTTCATTCTATGAATAACATGCAGGAAGGCTCTGGCAATGTCATCTTCAACTTTAGTGTATCCTTCGGTGTTTGTGATTCTCCGTTCGTAGATTAGATTGCTCACATCAACATGCTGCACAATCTTCAAATCAAGTGCATTCCTTGAAAGAGTCCTTAAATCTGCCAGAGTTAAGTCTTCACCAAGCTGTTTTCCTTTATGGAATAACTGGAATTTTTCATCATTACAGACTAGAGTTAGGTTTTTACAAGTGTCCAGGGAGGTGAGTTCTACTAGAATGTTTTTAACACGATCATTCACCATATTAGTCCACCACCCAACGCTGGCATATAAGACTATGATGGGCAAACTGACCATTTTCAGTTTTGACCATGACAACTCTTTTACTCTGCATGTTTGGGGCCCAACCATCTGCTTCAGCCCTTTCTAGTTCTCTTACAAAGGTGTTACGATCACCTTCAATGATTTTAGTTTTTAACATGAAATCACCTGTACTGATTCATTTCCAGGTTTTCCACAGACACAAGCTCCTTCTTTACGAACAATTTTAATATCTGCTTTGGTTTTTACACAATCGTGCCTCAAATCGACGAGATATTCTTTACAATCAGGACACCAGACTTTAAATGTTCTTTTTAGTTTTGATTCACTTTCACACATACTTTTTTCTCCATTTTCTCATTATTTATTCCCTGGAAAATCAAAGGGGGAAAATGGAGAACGCAAAAAAAGAAACACGTTCTCACGAACAAAGATTGAAATCTCAATGGCTTAGTCAAGATCTCTTAGAAATCTATACAGATTTCTATACAATAATAAGGCAATTATATTATATAAACTATATGGTTTTTTATATAGAAAATTAGTTAGATATTTATACAGTAATCTTACAGATATATACCTAGAAACAGACATAGGAGGGGATATGAAAATGGTATACAGAACCAAAATGCGTAAAAATGCAGGATCAATGATAACAGTTATTCCTTCTGCAATCACCAACCTTTTAAATTTGGAACAGGGAGATATTATGAGGTGGGAAGTTAAAATAGAAGGTGACAATGCATTAATTACTGTAATTCCTGAAAAGGAAGAATCTTCTGAATAATTTTTATTTTCGAATTTAAGGAGATTCATCGTCTGAACCTCCCAAAACTGTACTCTTCTGTTACCTGGCTGTGGCTAGGGTGTTGGTTTAATTCTAGTATTTTGTTGAAAATTTCCCGATTCTCAAGAGTTAAACGTTCCCGTTCTTTATATGGGAGGTTGGGACTCCAGGCAGAATAATTCGTATCGAATTTTTCACGTAATCGGTCTAACTCCGTTTTCACAGGTTGACCCCCAACACGTTGATGGTGTTGGGTCGCACTTCTAAAATAGAAAATTTAATTAATCTTTTAGTCATTAGTTTTATTTGCAGCATCCATATCTACTCCTTTTACTAGGTTTATGGAGTAAGTCTGCCACGTGAGGTTCGTAGGGGTGAACAGTTTGACGACCCGATCCCCTGCGAATTCTCACATGACATTCTTACAATTACTGCTAGATTGAATACTCTTATTAAGGGTAGAGCAGTAGAGCATTTGAGAAGTAATTTAATACATAATATGCATATTCTCAATTTGAATATATATCATAATTACAAAAAATATATTAAATTTGAGGCGGAGTAATGGTCCAATTTGATCAAAAATCTAAAAAATGTCTTAAACAAAAGTTTGAATATGAATTATGGTTGTTAGACTTCATTAGCAATGAAAAAATGTTTTATGGCGATCCACAATTAGACACAGTTTATTTTAGGGATGCTGGATCTTTATCAAATCGGGATATTTCTCTATCTTCAACCATCAAACTCTGCGAGGATGTTGCAGAAAAACTTTTGAAAGAGATAATTCCATTAACCTTCGTTTCAAGTTTTAAAATTTTAGATATGATTTTTGAATGGATTTTAGAAATGAATAATCAAACACCTAAGTCATTACATTGGACATTCGAAGCAAAAATTAAGCGAATAGAGTCATTAGATGCTCAACTTACCTATCCTCCTTTTTTTGAATCCAATAAAGACATAAAAGATCATTTATTCAATCTTTACAAAAATCTTAAGGAATTTAGGAATGAAGTAGTTCATAATCATAATTTCAACATAATTGATGTTAATACCAATTCAATACTTCAAATAACCTCTGAAAATAAGACATTGGTTATTAATAAAGACCAAATGAAGTATTTCGTGGCAATTGTTGTAAGTATTGCTAAGATTTTAATAGGTAAAATAAGATTTGGAAAAAACGAAATTATTCATTATAAATATTATTTAGATCAGATTCAGGATCTACACAAATCAGATTTATTTAAAATTAAAAAACCTATATTACTTGATGTAATATGGGTTTTAAACTCTAAAAAAAATGAATATAGTGTTAATCTTAATTTAATCCCAAAATCATTGCAGAAATATAAAGATTATAATGAACGTGAAGTGAATTTTAATTTGTGGGTAGTAAGTATTGAAGATGGTGAGATAATTAAAGCTTGGAATTTCCCTGCAGAGGATATAAATCAATTTAAGATTTTTGATTTAAATTTGAACTATTATAATGGTAAATTAGTTTCACTAGATAAATTAAAAGAATTTATTAGTTTAAAAAGAATAATTGCCTCTGATAAATTATAAATTTATAATGAACTGTGACTGCTTATGGAAAAAATGTTTAAATTAATTTAAAAATTTTAACAATTTATATTTAGTCACTTGTTTTTTAAGGTTGGTAGACGGTAGAAATGAGCATATTTCTACTGTGTATGGTTCATTAAAATTTTTGTCTTTTATAACAGAATCAAGTTCTTCATCATATTTTCCTAAAATAACCTTATTTTCATCCTCTAAATGGAATTTAAATTTGCGCTCGTCTAAATCTACAGCTCTTAAAGTACCTGATCTCTTAAGTGGATAAGAGATTGGTTTATCTTGAGCATTCAGTACTTGGAATATTTCTTTAGCTTTTTCATGAGTAATTTCCAAAATGGGAATATTTTCTAGTTTTTTATTTTTTCCAGAAAATTCAACATTTATCTTATTAAGTTTCAATGTTTGTAAAAAATTCCTATATTTAATGATAGGGTCAACATCTCCAATTTTGTCTGTTTCTTTCTGTAAAGCTTCTTTATCATTCCCACAATCAACAAGTTCTTTCAAAACTTTAAATGAATCATTTAAACTTTCATTATTAATAACAGATTGTGGGCTTGTTAAAATTATTCTAACTGATCCAGACATAACAGCTGATGCATAAACTTGAGAATTGAATTCCAAAAATTTAGATAAATCCTCTTTTTTTGATGATATTTTTTCTGGGTTTTTTTTCTCAGAATAGAATTCCGCTCTTTTTTTATCTATTAAATTAATTTGCACATCTTCAGATTTATCTTTTACAAGGTCTCTTTTTTTCTTGTAATAGATGGATTTTGCAATTGCAACTGGAACATCGCTAAATTTTATAAATATTTCTCCTAATTGCCTAAGTGGCATTCTAAAATCTTTTAACATTTTTCCAGTTAATTTAATCTCACCAACTGAAAGATTCTGATCTAAGTAACAACGTTCTAATTCAGTCCATAAGCCTTTTTCCATTAATTCTAATAATTCAATATCATCTTCAAGTTCTTCGACGTTAGGATTTAATATATACTCATCTCTCTTCTTTGACAGTGCTAATTGGGTTTTTGTTAACCTATTTTTAATATGTTTAGTATACATTTTAGGTTCATTTTTGACTTTGGACATTTCTCTAATCAGATCTTCTAAAATATTTTCAAATTCCATTAACTCTAATTCTAATCCAAAATCATGAGGGAACTCTAATAGTGCTGATTCTTTAGATGCAATTATCTCTTTAACCTCTTTTAATTCCATTTCAATCTCGTTTATTGATCGATATGGCATTTTAAATCCCCTCAAATGTATTGGAGTTCAGTTCTAAATCTATAACTCCTCTTCTTTTTTTTATCCCCTTTTCATCTTCTCTTGTTTTCCCAAACTTATTGACCCAATACTTTTTAGAATTTAAGTATTCTTTGTAAGTTTTAGATTTACGTGGCTGATGGTACAAAAAAAAACTATCACAACAAGGGATTAGGTTAATATCAACATAACCTGCATCAACTTGTTCAATCATAGCATCACGCATTCTTTTTTCCTGTTTTTTTATTTCTATTTCGTTTTTTATGTATTTCTTTTCTTCACGGGTCAGATCCATCTTATTAAGAACAATTAAAAAATCTATATCATGAGGATCATCTTTATCACTAACAAAACTTCCTGCGATAATTTCTCTCCTAGTGCAGTTTATTCGATTACAAATTTTGTGAGAATACTTTACAAATCCCTGAAATCTACTACCTCTGCTTTTAGATTTAGGAAAATTATCAACAAAAAATTCTTTAATCTCAATTATGTTTGATTTATGTCGCCCAGGATTTAAATAACCATCCTTAGTAAATTTTAGTGTCAATAAAAAATACTCCCCCATTAATTAAATAGTATAAATGATATTTTTTTGAAGTCTATTAATATTAATTATGATTCAACTTAAATAGAAAAATATATATTTTGATTCATTTTTTAGTCAAATGATCATCTATTCCCTATCTAAATTTTTATTCATCTTCTGTAACTGCAAGGCCCGATCCAAATCCGTACGTAATTGTTTCATTTCTTCCTCTCTTTCTTCGTCACGTTTTTCTAATTCGATTAAACGATCATCAGTCACGCCCCTGTATTTGATTGTTTCTGTAATCGTAACTCTACCCATATGTTGCTTGTATAAAATTTTTAGGGCTTGAAGGTCTGGTTGGTAGTAGGAACGGCTTACCCAGTCTTTTTCTCTTTGGTGGCCCATGAGGTAATCAGTATCACGCCTTCCCAAGGCGGGGTCCATCATGTTCCCAAAGAATTTTCTTAGGTTATGGCTTCTGAAATAGATGAATCTGCCTAGTTTTCCAAAATTGCAGAGCGTATTCACTCTTTTGAAGTTATTATTGAACAGAGCTTCACTTATTGCTTTTTGTTTACGGTTACGGAATAGTGGATCTGAGGGTGAACTAGCAGGATACTTTTCCAGATAAGCTAAGATATAGTCTATTGATTCGGGAGTGGATATGGTGTAGTAGTCATGCCCTTTTAGTCCTAGTTTCTTACGCCGAACATTCCACATTGCTATGGGGCCATTAATTCTTTCAAGTTTTCGGCGTGTTTCCTCCAGGTCAAGCATGTCATTTTTATCAGTGATGGCCATGTCGCCCAGGCTATCAGTGAATGTTTCAAGTGTTAACCTGCGGATGGTACTGGCTTCCATTCCACTACTGGCCATGGTGAGAATTATGGCCTTCATGATGGGTTTGGCTGCTGTGACTGCCAGGAAAATTTCATCTCTACCTGGAAGGTCTTCCACATTTTTAACAACCCGATGGGTTGTGTCTGTTTCTTTGTATTGGAATTTGGTTCGTGGGGGTGTGATTTCGTAATAGTTATGAAATGACCTTATAGCGGTTATGGCTTCTTTAACAGTGTTTTCACTGTACTTTCCCTTTTCTAAGTATTCTTTGAATCCTTTTAGTTTCTTTTTGAAGCCAAAGTCTCCAATACGTTCCCATGGAGGTAGTTCGGTTTTGCTTTCGTGCCAGGCTTCTTTTATGAAAATAGATGGTGGTTTTCCCAGGTAGTTTGCGTAATGTTGGATGTGTATTTTTATTCTGCGGTGTGTGGACTTGGCACGGTCTTCAGCCAGATATTCTAGAAGTAGTGGATCTGTTGAAATGTCCAGGTTTTTAGCCATGGATTTTGTTGTGTAGGTTTCCTATAATAAAAATTTTGTTTTGATTTTTAGTTTCCTACACACAAATAAAAAGTAGTGCGTGGGTACTCCACATTTAAATAAGTTGTGATCATCACCAGTTCAACAGGGTTTTCCTCAGTTCTTTCTCTGATTCTGCGATTAATTCTATTTTTTCAACGT